TCGCACAATATCCCGCGACATACTTGATCGCGGCAGGGGTCAACGCATGAACGCCAACATGCCCGAACGTCCATGCCTTACGTATCGAGGACTCCGTACCATCGATACCGTACAAAATCGCGTGGTAATGAGGTCTCCCACCACGCTCGCCATACTCTCCGCAACCAAAAAATCGGATTTTCTCAGACGACAGACGCGCTCGTAGACGCTTAATGTAGCCGGAGAGATGATCTCGCCTAACGGACCGATACGCGGGCAAATTCTCGTCGGAGTATGTAAGCGTAGTCCAGCACGCTTTCTCATGATTCGCCAACTCCAAACGATTACGGATAGCCCACGACCGAGCCCGGTCCATACGGCAACCAAGACAGCCTCCACACGGCATATCCATCGCTTCGCGATCATCAGACTCAGGCCTCCTTAACGTAACCTTACCGTCATGTCGCCACATCCGAAACGGATGATGGCATGCCACGGTTACAGCCTCCAACCGCCTCGCAGCGGATTCCGAAGATTGAGCGCCATCGTCTTCCCTGCACGGGCCTTAAACCGCTTTGCGGACCGACCCTTACCTGCTCCCATCCGTCGCATCGCCGTACCCTCTGGGTAAAAAGTGAAAAGCTGTCAGTTAGCACGTATTTATCAAGTATAGTATACGTGCTAACCTAGCGCGCCCGCCTCTGGCGGGCTTGCTGAGGGCTCGGAAGGCGTGGACTGGGAGTCCACCCCTTCCGGGCCCTGTTTGAACGCTCCTGCGCCAAATGCGCGCAAAAAAGAGCCCAAATCCGAATACAGCTCCCGAACTTCCGCGGGAGCCTCGGCGTACCACGCCTCGAACAACGACCTCGACTGCATCCTAGCCGTCATATCATCATCAAAATTATGTTCCCCATAGACAACAGGACGCGGAACATACCCATGCTGACGCAAAATGTGATTTACATCACACTCTTCCTTAAACTCTTGCCGCGTCATATCCTCTTCGATACTACACACAACATCACACCGTACTTCCTTCGCGGCAATCTTATGAAGATCATCCAATGAATAACACATTATCGATACCTATTAATAACTGTGGGTTTACGCAACAACTGCTGAACAGCACCAGACACACCAGACGTAACACCACCCAAAACACCAGACATCAATTTACCAGCCGTTCCGATACCACGATCAACCATTCCAAAACGCTCATCATACCTCGCCTGAACATCAGCCGAAGCATTAATCGAACGCTGATACAAAACCTCCAAGGCCGCCATAGCTGCTCTCGAAGGCTGCACAGCAGCCTCAAACTGCCTCCGCTGCTTTTCAGTAGCCTCCTGCTCGAGCAAATACCGAGTCCTCGCTTCAGCTTCACCCTTCCGAGCCATAATCTCTGCCTTCTGGCTCTGCATCAACGTATTCTGCTGCTGCATATTACGCAAAGTTTCACTCTGCAGCCGGGCGGCCCGAGCAGAACTAATACCCTGCTCTAACGCATTTCCAATAACAGCAGAAACACCTCCCGGCGTAGACGCACCACGATCATACGCCAAAGCAGGATTCAAACCAGCAGCTTCATAATCCTTAACCGCCCGCTGCGCGGACGTATTACTCATCCGTTCCTGAAAAGCCTCTTGGCGTCGAGCCTCTCGAACCTGCTGGCGATTTGTAAACAAACCGCCAGCAGTCGAAAGAACGCCCGAAATCAAACCGCCAATTACGGGGTCAATAGGCATTAAAACCGACCAAGCGTTACAGGCGTACCAAACATCGGCAGCGGTCGAACCGCTTCACGCTGAATCAGAATATCAGCCAAATACTCCTGGCTAAGCTGCGTCGCCGTCGCACCAGCAGACAGAACACGCGCCATTGGCGGCGTATCTTCAATAAATGTCTGACCCAACGTCGGCGTCGACGCAAAATTCTGAGCAAGATGCCACGCCGAAAGACTCGAAGGCGCCTGCGTACGAAACCGACCCGTCACATCACTCGTACGAGTACGATACTCGTGCCAACGCTCTTGATAACCAAAAACTGCATCATCACTTGTCGGATTCCCGACAGCAAAAATTTCCTTACGCAGGATCGCCTGCTCACCGAGGCCAGCCAGTGACGGCCAATAGAAATCATAGCGAGTACGCCGACTAAAATGCCTCGGAACACCCTGATTATAAGAAAGCTCAGAACGCACAGAAATCAGACCAACCACATACCCATGCTCCGTCGAAGCATAAGACGCCATATGCTTACCAACGGCGGTAGCCGCTGCACCAAGAACACCAACAGTGCCTGCACCACCAGTAGTCTGAGCGACAGGCGTAATATTAAGCGACGACGAACCGCCACCGATATACTCAGGACGCTGCAGACGAGCATCTGGAGAAACTACACCAAAATGCGACCGAACAATTTCAGTATAACGAGTGCCCCCACGAGCATCTCGCTCCAACAGCTGCTGCACCAAAAACGCCTGGCGGAACGAATTGACACTAGCCTCAGCATACACCTGCGGATAACCAGCAGCCGTCGCCTTAATCCAATACGGAACAGCAGTGGTCGTATACGCGTTGCTATACGACGTGTTCCCCGGCTGCGACAACGTATCAACAACTGAAGCAATAGGCCCTGTACCAACATTCAAATCAACCGAAGCAATACCAAGTCCACTGACCGCCGACTGAATAGACGGCGCAGTAAACTTCTGGGGCCACGGAAGCGCACTCGTAAAATAGTCCTGCGACTTACCACGACGCAACACAGGATAATTACCTGCAGACTGCAGAACATCTCCAGAATATGTGAACGCAGACGAACAAAGGTTTTCGTCGCGAAACCAATCGTTATAAATACGATTGTACGCCCTAAAAGGCAACGAATTCACTTCAATAGAACCAGCCAGCTGACCCCAAATCGGCAAACCAAAATAATCCCAAAGTGTGCCAGGATCAGCCTGACTTGGCGCACCAAGCGCCACAACAGGAACAGTATACGCAATCGAATCACCCGGATTCGCTTGCTCACCCATAAACTTCTGCCAATTGTCCCAGACAATACGATTAGGAACAAAGAAAAAATGCGTATCCACCCGTTGATTATCCATCATCGGGAAATACGGCGTAGCCATACGCACATACGCGGTGCAATCATACTTCACATGATCGCCCGGTAATACCTCATCTAGGAGAAAAGGTATCAGCAGACCCGCATTAAACGTCGTTTTACGAGTAAACGACCCAATAAACTTCGACCGCGGCACATCCGGCCGCTGAATCATCGCGCTATCTTGCTGACTCGCAAGCTTTCGCGCCGGAAGCTGATAACCAGCCATTAACCAATCGCCTCATCAAGTTTAGCAGCATCAGCAGCCGCCTTCGCCTGCTTCCACTGCGTACCAGTAAAAATCACAGCCGGACAACCGTCCGTAGTGAGCGTCCCAGAATCCGCAAGAACACCAAGAACGACAAGCTCATAGTCGTCAGGATGATTCGCGGGATAACTCTTACTATCACTCAGAACATCGTGAAAAAAACGAATAGCAGCGGCGTCGGCCTTAAAAAGCCACACCTGCTGCCCAATACTCTCCGCGACCTTGTCGCGAATCCCATAAACATTCATCATCCGTACGTTCTCCTTGCTGATTGAAGTGAAAGCCGCGCCTTGGCAACCGCCTCGGACGCGTCCAACTCGTCCCGCGTTAACGCCTTTCGATGCTTCCAACGCTCAAACTGCACTTCCTCAACGTACTTCGGATCTGCTTCCTTCTTAAACGCCTCGTGCAAATACCTCGGCACCGGGAACTTCGTCCCATCCATCACCGCATACCGAGACCAACTCTGCCAATGCTTACGCGCCTCCCCGCCTATACCAGGCCGGCGGGACATCAACAAAAACGGCGCTTCTCTACCATACAACTCACCTGTGTGTTCGTCAAGTACTTCTCGAAATTCACCATGCCACCCCTCTTTCTTCGCACAATATCCCGCGACATACTTGATCGCGGCAGGGGTCAACGCATGAACGCCAACATGCCCGAACGTCCATGCCTTACGTATCGAGGACTCCGTACCATCGATACCGTACAAAATCGCGTGGTAGTGAGGTCTCCCACCACGCTCGCCATACTCTCCGCAACCAAAAAATCGGATTTTCTCAGACGACAGACGCGCTCGTAGACGCTTAATGTAGCCGGAGAGATGATCTCGCCT